CCTATAGAAAAAATATTTATCCTTTTAATTCAAATTTATATTTGGATTATCTAAATCAACAAGACTACACTGATAATGAATTAAAATTTAATGGTGCTTTAAAAATAGACACATTAAATGGATTTATTACATCTCCATTAACTAATGAGTGGTTCAAAGAAGAATTTAAAACAAATATATTTAAAAATAAATTTTTTATAAATCAATCAGACCAAATTAATTTATTACAAAGAACCACATCAACAAACAAAACATTCACAAATATTTTAAATACTCCGTATTTTCATAAACAATTATATTCAGATTTTTTTAACAATCAAAGTTTAGGTAAGTATGCGGGTTCTGCTTATCTTTTATTAAATTCATTACCTTATTATGATTTAGAAGAAACAATTCCAAACATTTTACCGAATAACATAAAATTATCTTCTATATATAGGGAAATTGGGGCAACTCATTTTATACCGTATCATTTATTATTAAAATGGGGATCTATCTATCATAGATATAAAAGATATCTCGTAGACAATGTTGATATACTAAGTCCGATTTTAAGTACAAATAATCAAACAACAAATATAAATACAGGATTATTTTTTGATAATAACAATAACATTGTTTTTACCGTAAGTGGATCCACCACTGGGTATACCGTTAATAGATTATTATTCCAAGATGTTGGAATTCATCCATATTATGATGCTATTTTTCATCAAGTAGTTAATGGATATAATCATTATGATGTAATTTCAGGTAACACTTCGTTTTATCAAAACACATCAGCAGGAGCAATACGTGAAAGTGTTAGATCATCTTTTACAGGAATAAAATATTGGACTTCTTTCGTAGATAATTCAAAATTCGATCCTAAAGATAATTTTTATACCATTTTACCTTCTGATGGTTATTTATCAACAAATTCATTTAATAATAATGATTTTAGTCATTTGGAACAAATGACATTTAGAATAGTATGGGATAATGATACGATTTATCACGATTTTAGTGGGTATACTTTCCCATCTTATGGTGATTATCATAGAACATATAGTAGTGGATCAACTGAAGATAATGTTTATGGTTTAGGAAATGATTATAGAAAAATAATTGATTTAATAGGAACTTTTAGTCCAAGTATATTGAGCCAGATGGAAGATATGTTTATTTCATTTGCAAGTGAATTAACAAATGAAGAAATCCCATATAAAATATATGATAAGGTAAAATATTATCAATTCCAAGAATTATTAAAAGATATTGTCACAGTAAAAAAAGAACCAGGTGATCCAACAGATGAGATTCAATTAATCGAAAAAATTAAAGAAAGACAACAAGTAAAATTATCAGGGGTTACCAACAACTTAAAAAGTTATGATAATTTAATTCAGTTTACAAACGCAAATCCTAAAGAATTAGATCCATATGTATTGATTAATTTTTCAAAATCAAATATAAGTGATTCCACATTTAATTATCAACCTTATGATAGTGGTGCGTTAACACAACAAAATAGAAATTTTATTGAATTATACTTAGGAGAAGATGTTGATAATAAATATTTAGAATTTTTTACGGTCAATGATGTTGAACTTAGTGAGGATAACATTCTACAATTTAGACCATTAATTTATGTCTATGCAGGTAAATATAAAAATAACACTAATGCAACACATTCTGATTTTATTAATTATTTAAAAACGGATGTTGTAAAAATAGACTCAACAACAAAATTAACATTAAGACAAAATTTATTTTTAAGAAATCTTTTGTCACAATTCCCAAATTTACAATCTTCAAATAATATAAAAAAACTAACACCTACCGTCGGTTTTGGTGACACAACTTTAAAATTAGAATTATATAACTTCTTTAAATCTTTTAATGACAAATGGGTAGCAGGAAATTCTTTAGGACAAAGATTATTACTTGAAGAGTTTTTATTTTTAGACAAAGCAAATAAAGATATTGGTAATGATGCGTATTTTAATATTCAAAAACTAATACCGTTAGATGATCCAAACAATCAAAAACAAACATTGTATGGGGTGATTTCAATTTTATTAGAAAGGACAGGTTTTTATATGAGAGCATTACCTGCTTATGTGAATTTTTATGGGACAAATTTCACAAATAAAGCAAAACCAATACCTTCAAAAAATGTTGCCAAAAATTTATTTGGCACTTTTTTAGATGTCGATTATGTAGACTCATATCCAAGAATGTTAGTTCAGTATACAGGACCAACATCAAAACATTTAGATCTCTCTTCAATCAATAAGGATTTTAGATTTAATGACGATAGTTTTGATGTGTCTAAACAAAATAATAATCCATTAATTATTACATCACCAAAAGTATTTAGTAATGGCGAATTATATAAATCAAATCGGGTTGTTGCATTTGAAGTTAGTTTTGGTGATCAAAACCAATCAATATTTAAAGGTATTCAATTAGATCAAGCATCAATAAAAAATACCACGGAATCGATGATTGCGTTAGAAAATTTGGCAAGGTCTGAATCTGGTTCTAATGCTTACCAAGTTGATATTGGATTATATGATATTTTTAGACAAGCTTCATATACTTGTACAGTTTCTTGTATGGGTAATGTTATGATACAACCAACTATGTATTTTTATCTGAAAAATATTCCTATGTTTAAAGGTACATATTGGATAACAGATGTTTCCCATTCTATAAGAAATAACACAATATCAACAACTTTTACTGGTACAAGAATGCCAAATGGGTCATTACCTGATCCTAAAGAATCTTTTATGGCGACTTATAGACCATTATTTGATGCGATAACAAATAAGGCAGTCGCTAAATTAAATCAAATTTCAAATAAAACATCCACGGAACAAGTTTTACAATTATCTAATGGCGGTTCAGTATTAGTTGATACTTCAGGAAAAACAATAAATGGTGAAAAACTAATAAATGAAGACGGAATGGATGAATATAGATTTTCATACAACGGTAGAAATGGTGAAAAATATATACAAAAAGTTTCAAATACTAAATTTAACAATAGTAAAGGATCGACTTGGTATAGAGCGTTAGTGGTTAGAATGGGAGGTAAAAATTACAGTATTGAAGACACAAAACCAATGAGTTTACCTTTAAGATCTAATCCATCTACAAAAATTATATGGAGTGATATAAAAGATAATTCCGAAGTTTTTTCACTTAGATTTGATATCCCACAAGGTTCAGCGCAATTTGTTATGGATACTAAAACAACTTTTGTAAAAGCCGATAGTGATAACAAACCTTATGTTTTGAATTCTGAATATAATTACACTTCAAATCCAAAAGTACTTAAGGGACCTATTAACATTGGACCTCTCGAAACTATTGGTAAATACGGTATCGCTATGAATGAGACACTAATGAATAAACTTGGTGTTGTAGATGGAGATGTGGTTTATTTCTTTATGGAAAAAAAATAACATTATAAGAACATTATCTAAAAATTGAATATTTATATAAAAAAGACATATGCAAAATCAAAAATTAAATACCACTTTAGATTCTTTTCTTAAGAATAAAGTGGTAAAAAAATCCTCACAAGATGGTATGGAACAAGAGGTATGTGATTTACAAACAGGAGAATGTTATGTGATTAGATCAAAAGATGGTATTGTAGAAAGAATAAATAAAAAATATATAACCGAAGACGGTAGACAATTATTACAAGACTAAAGATATGTTAGAACAAAAACTACTTGAAGAAATCGAAAGATACAGAAGTATTAATAAATATACTTCTAAATTAATGAATGAACAAGATGTCCCACCTCCTCCTGGTGGGGATGTTCCTCCTCCTCCTGGTGACGTTCCACCTCCTCCTGGTGGGGATGTTCCTCCACCCCCTGGTGGAGAAGCTCCTCCTCCATCTGGCGGTGAGAGTGAAACTGAAGAAGTTGATATCACTGATTTAGTGAATATGCAAAAAAGTATAAAAAAAGATATAGAAGATAATAAAAATGATCATAATTCAGTTTTAAACAAAATGGATGATGTTTTTACTAAATTAAATGATTTAGAAAGTAAATTATCTCAAATGGATCAACTATTCAATAAAATTGAACAGTTGGGATCTAAAGTGGATTCAATGAAAGAAAAAACACCCCAAGAAAAACTTGAATTAAGATCTTTAGATTCTTATCCTTTTAATCAAAATCCACAACAATTTTTTGCAAAAAAACAAGGAGATATGCAAATGAGTGGTAAAAATGAATATATTTTGAAAAAAAGTGATATTGAAAATTATTCATCAGACGAAATAAGAAATTCTTTTAACTCAGATAATCAAGATGAATTTAGGTATTAATGTTAATTTTTTCCTTGGGTTACAATGTCAATTAAAAATTAATCATTGGCAGACCAAGGCTTATTCAAGACATCAGGCTTTTGGTGACACGTATAATAGTTTACAAGATTTAATCGATTCTTATGTTGAGGAGGCTATGGGAAAATATGGTCGTTTTGTTTTAGATGAAGAATCTAAAAATATTCAACTTGCTAATATATCCGATATTGATATGAAATCTTTTATAAACACAATAAGAGAAGCTTTAATTCAATTTAATGAACAAGTTGAAGAAACTGACACCAATCTCTTAAACATAAGAGATGAGATGTTAGGGTTAATAAATAAATTAGGTTATCTATTGACACTTAAATAAATTGAAAAAATTAAAATTTTTTAAGAACCAGATTTTACAATCTGGTTTTTTTTATTTATATTTTACTATAACAAATTAATTAAAATTTATTTTTTATGTCAGTATTAGATTCAGTATTAGCACAGTACGAAAAAAACAAACAATCCGCAATCGGAAATCAAAACAAAGTCTCTCAAGAGGACAGAATGAAAAAGTATTTCACAACGGTTTTACCAAAAGGTCAAAGAACAGCGGAAAAAAGAATTCGTATTCTACCATCAAAAGATGGGTCCACTCCATTTGTGGAGATTAAATTTCACGAAATTCAAGTTGATGGAAAATGGGTTAAATTATATGATCCAGCTCAGGAAGGAAAACGTTCTCCACTTAATGAAGTGGCTGAAGGATTAATGATGAAAGGTACCGATTCAGATAAAGAATTGGCAAGAAATTATCGTTCTCGTAAATTTTATATTGTAAAAGTTATTGATCGTGAAAATGAACAAGACGGTGTGAAATTTTGGAGATTTAAACATAATTCTAAAAGTGAGGGAATCTTGGATAAGATCGTTCCTATTATGAGGAACAAAGGAGATATAACAGATCCCCAAAAAGGAAGAGATTTGATTCTTTCTTTGAGTTTAACCAAATCAGGAAACGGAAAAGAATATACTACAATTAATTCTATCATACCTGAAGATGCCGGTCCTTTAAGTACTAATCAGGAACAGTTAGATGAGTGGGTAAATGATGATCTGATTTGGTCAGATGTGTATTCAAAAAAAGGAGAAGATTATCTTGAGATAGTTGCAAATGGTGATACTCCAAAATGGAATTCAGAACTTAAAAAGTTTGTATCAGATTCTATGGGTGAAGCCGTTATTGGGAACATACCATCTACTCAAATAGTTGATCCTCAAGACGGGGAAGAGTCCGATGATTCTGAGCTTCCATTTTAATTAACAATATATGAAAAACCAAGATGGGGGATGTAATGTCCCTCATCTTTTTTTAACTAAAATATTTTATATGGCAAAGTCAATAAAGAAAAAAGATTTTAGTGGTGGAAACGATATCAAAAATAAGTTTTCATCCAAAACAAAATATAAAGAAACCAATTATTACTATTGTGGTCAAGCATTTTTAGATGCTTGTGGAATGCCAGGTCCTGTTATGGGTGGTATCAATATGTTCTTGGGACACTCTAATTCCTCAAAAACAACCGCACTTATTTTGGCTGCAGCCGATGCTCAAAAGAAAGGACATTTACCCGTCTTTATTATTACAGAAAAAAAGTGGAATTGGAGACACGCAGTAGAACTTGGATTACAAGCGGAGATAGACGAGAACGGTGAATGGGATGGAGATTTCATTTATAACGACAGTTTTGAATATATTGAACAGGCAACTGATTTTATCAACGAAGTTTTAGATGCTCAGGAAAAAGGTGAAATTACACAGTCATTGTTATTCCTTTGGGATTCTGTAGGGTCTATTCCTTGTAAAATGACATACGAAGGTAAAGGTGGTAAAATGCATAATGCATCAGTTCTATCAGATAGAATTGGTATGGGGTTACATTCAAGAATATCCAAATCAAAAAAAGAAGATTACCCAAATGCTGATAATCCTTTAATCAACACATTAGTGGTCGTTAACCAACCTTGGGTTGATTTACCTGATAATCCATTCAGCCAACCTGAAATTAAGGCTAAAGGTGGTGAAGCGTTATGGTTGGCTTCCTCATTAATTTTCCTTTTTGGTAATCAAAAGAAAGCAGGTATCAATCATATTGACGCACAAAAGGATGGACGTAAAGTATCATACGGAATTAGAACAAAAATATCCATTTTGAAAAACCACGTAAATGGTTTGGGTTATAAAGATGGTAAAATAATTGCGGTACACAATGGATACATTAATGATACAAAAGAAGCATTGGAAGAGTATAAAAAAACATATTCTGATGTATGGAAAGAAAAATTAGGGGGTGATTTTACACTTTCTGAAAGTGTAACATCGATTGACGATGATTATGATGAGTAACAATTTTGTTAACCTATAAACACCTTTAATGTCTGTTTTATTAGTAGATGGAGATAATTTACTTACGATTGGTTTCTATGGTGTCAAGAATTATTTTTATAAAGGACAACATATTGGTGGAATCTATCATTTTCTCAATACTCTTAGGAAGTCGTTTGAAAAATATAATTTAGAAAAGATTTGTGTTTTTTGGGATGGAGATGAGGCTCCATTATCTAGAAAAAAAATCTATCATTTATATAAAGAAAACAGAAGATCTCGTTTAAGATCTGAAGAGGAGATCAGTTCTTACAACTATCAGAGAAGTAGAATAAAACAATATTTAGAAGAAATATATGTAAGACAAGGAGAATATCAATATTGTGAAACGGACGATTGTATTGCGTATTATGTTTTGAATTCACCAAACGAAAAAAAAATCATTTATTCTTCAGATGGTGATTTGACTCAATTAGTTTCGGAAAATACAAACATATACAACCCTTCTCATCAAAAACTCTATGGAGTTGATGATGTCTATATATATGACAAGCACGAGATTCACATAAAAAATGTGAAGATCGCTAAAATGTTATGTGGGGATATCTCCGACAACATTTATGGTATAAAGAATTTGGGGATAAAGAGATTAATTTCTCTTTTCCCCCAAGTTCAAACCACACCAATCACTATTGAGGAAATAAAAGAAAAAACAAATATTTTGTTTGAACAAGATAAAGAAAATAAGTTAATACAAAATATTTTAGGTGGAGTTACAAGATATGGGATTTTAGGGGAAGAATTCTATAATGTTAACAGTACGATAGTAGATCTTACTAATCCAATATTAACTGAAGAATCTAAAGATGACATAAATTCTTTAATTAATGGATTTCTTGATCCAGAAGGTAGATCATATAAGAATACAATTAAACTTATGACTGAGGATGGTTTATTTCAAGTATTACCAAAATACGACGATGCTTGGATAAATTTTTTTAACCCGTTTTTAAGACTTACTCGAAAAGAAAAAAATAAAAGAATAATTAAATTAAAAGATTATGAATAACCAAGAAATCACAAAATTTGAATTCCTATTGACATTAGAGAATAACATAATTTGTCAAAGGTTTTTTAACGTTAAAGATCATAACCCTAAAGCAAGGAGATCTATGGACCTACATTTTTTAGTCAAAGAAATTTGTGAACAAATTTCAGAAGATTTGAAAATAAAAAGTTCTGATTTTCTATGTTCAAATCAAAATTATTTATCAAATTTTGATAATGTGGGAGAATCATCAGAAAATAAAAATGAATATTTTTTGTTAGAAATTAAGTTGAATGACGATGTATTTATTTCAAGAATATTCCCGGCCTACTATTATCATCCGAAGGTCAGATACACGGTTGATATTAGGCCGAGATTGAAGAAAATACTGTCAGATCTGACTGAAGTATTGTCTTCTCAAGAACTTGAAACCAAGTATCTTGAATATCAACTTAATTAAAATATATATTTATTTATGGGAGAAAAAACTTTTGGAAAATTAGGATCGTCATTTCAACAATCATTAATCAAATCTATTATTGAAGACAAAAAATATGGTGAAACAATTATTGATGTAATCGAAAGTAAATTTTTTGATAATAATTCTTTTAGGTTTATTATGGAGAATTTAAAAGAATTATATACATCTTATAATAAAATTCCTGATTATAATACAATTGCTCAGAAGATAATGACTGAGAATGATAATAAGGAAACGGCAAAAATCCATTTGGATACCTTAGAATTGATAAAGGAAAATAAACAAGATAGTGGTTTTGTAAAAGACACGGCACTTAATTTTTGTAAACAACAAAATCTTAAAAGAGAGTTAAAGTTAATACAGAATATAATTGAAAATGGAGATTTTGAAGAATATAATAAAATAGAACAGATCATCCAAAAGGCAATGCAAGTTGGCGTTAAGGGAGATGAGGCTGTAGATATTTTTCACGATCCTGAAAGTGTTTTACAAAAGAATTTTAGACACGCAATTCCCACAGGTATAGTTGGGATTGACAATCTTTTAAATGGTGGATTAGGAATTTCTGAATTAGGTGTTGTACTTGCACCAACTGGTGTTGGTAAAACTACCATACTTACAAAAATAGCTAATAGTGCATATAATTGTGGGTATAATGTTTTACAAATAGTTTTTGAAGACAACGCTGACAATATCAGAAGAAAACATTTCACAATTTGGTCAGGTATTTCACCAGATGAACAACCCGATCACAAAGAAGAAATTTTAAAATTAATTGAAGAAAAAAATAAAAATTCTAAAAATTTTCTAAAAGTTTTAAAATTACCAAGTGCAGGCATCACAATAAGTGAAATAAGAACGACAATAAGAAAAATGATATCTGACGGTCTTAAAGTTGATTTAGTAATTGTTGATTATGTAGATTGTATATCACCAGAAAAATCAAACTATGGTGATGAGTGGAAAGGCGAAGGATCAATTATGAGACATTTAGAATCTATGACATCTGAATTTAATATTGCGATGTGGATAGCGACACAAGGTAATAGAGAATCAATTTCAAGTGAAGTTGTAACGACAGATCAAATGGGTGGTTCAATTAAGAAAGCCCAAATTGGTCACGTAATTCTTTCTGTGGCAAAAACATTGGAACAAAAAGAACACGGTATGGCAACTTTAACTCTACTCAAATCACGTATTGGTAAAGACGGTGTTATATTTCAAAATTGTAAATTCAATAACGAATTATTAATTATCGATACCGATTCGCAAAATACCCTTCTTGGTCACGAACAAGAAAAAACTAAGAACAATGCTAAAAGAGCAGCAGACGCATTTAGACTTAGAAACGAGTTAGTAAAAAAACAATAAAAATTTATAAATTAAAACAAATGAACCTAAAAGACATCGAAGTTCCTTGGGGTGAGATTGGTTATATCACTTTTAAAAGGACGTACGCAAGGAGATTAAAAGAAGATGACCCTAACGCTAAAACAGAAGAATTTTGGCAAGTAGTACAAAGAGAGATCGAGGCATCTGATAAACAACTTAATGTTGGATTCACCGAAAAAGAAAAAGAGAGATATGGTGAACTTAGAATGAAACTTAAGTTTTCTACGGCCGGTAGATTTATGTGGCAACTTGGAACAAAGACGGTAGATAAATTAGGTTTACCTTCATTACAAAATTGTGCATTTGTTGTTGTAAACAATCCTATTCGTCCTTTTACTTGGTGTTTTGAAATGTTAATGCTTGGTAGTGGTGTAGGATATAACATTCAAAAACATAACGTTTATCAATTACCTAAACTAAAAGGTAAAATAAAAATTGAAAGGAAAGATACTGGCGATGCCGATTACATTGTACCTGATACAAGAGAAGGTTGGGTTAAATTATTAGGTAAAGTTTTAAAGGCACATTTTTACAGTGGTGAAGGTTTTAGTTATTCTACTATTTGTATCCGTTCAAAAGGTGCACCAATAAAAGGATTTGGTGGCACTGCCAGCGGACCTGAAGATCTTTGTTGGGGTATAAATGAAATAAATAGAATTTTAAATGCGAGATCAAATAAAAAACTTAGGCCGATTGATTGTTTAGATATTATGAATATTATTGGTTCAGTAGTTGTTGCTGGTAATGTTCGTAGATCTGCACAAATTGCAATTGGTGATTATGATGATCTTGAATTTTTAAAGGCAAAGAGATGGGATTTAGGTTCAATTCCAAATTGGAGAGCAATGAGTAATAATTCAATTTCGGCACCAGAAGACATTGATGAATTACCAAATGAATTTTGGGAGACATATAATCAGGGAGAACCATATGGTTTAATTAATTTGGAATTGGCAAAGTCAATAGGCAGAACTGGTGAAACACAATATCCTGATCCTGATGTTGAAGGTTTTAACCCTTGTGCCGAACAATCATTATCAAATCACGAAACTTGTTGTTTGGCAGAAGTTTATCTTCCAAATATTGAGTCATATGATGAATTAAAAGAAGTTCTTACATACGCATATAGAATGAATAAACATTCATTATCATTACATTGTTCTTTAAAAGAAACAGAAGATATTGTTCATAAGAATATGAGAATGGGAATTGGTATGACAGGCATCTTACAAGCGACAGAAGATCAAAGAAGTTGGTTGAAAGAAGCATATATATGGTTAAGAGAATATGACAAGTGGTATTCTGAAAAACATAACTTCCCTATTAGTATTAAACTAACTACAGTTAAACCAAGTGGAACTTTAAGTCTACTTGCAGGTGTTACTCCAGGCGTGCACCCGAACCCAGCGGGTCCTTATTATATAAGACGAGTTAGAATATCTTCACAATCACCTTTGGTTGAAGTTTGTAGGAAACACGGTTTCCCTATTGAATATCAAAGAAAGTTTGATGGTTCCGAAGATAAGACAA